GGTCATTAATATTTTTTACTCCCATAGCCCTGGCAGTGCTTGGCATAAGCTGCATAAGCCCCCTGGCCCCCTTGGGAGACACAGCCCCCCGGTTTCCTTCACTTTCGGCCTGAAGCATACGCTCAATGATAGGAATTTTGTCAGTAAGTCCGTATTGTGTAGCTGCCCTGGTGATAATATCGGAATAGTTACCCCCACTGCCGAATGATAACTCAGGGGATGAAGGAGCAAACTGGCTCACATCGATTGTGTCTGCGATTTTATTTAGCCAGTCCATTTCAATATACCAGCATATATTCTTCGGCTACTCGTCTCAAGGCCTGTTCCTCTATTTTATCATCAGGTGTTTTAGACCGCTGCTCAGGCGTCAGTTGTGATATTATCCCCTGTTTAACCTTGTCTTTCATAACCTGTAATTCATAATCGAGTTTATCGGTATTACGAATTGATAATCCGTGTTTGCGAGCGAAGTTTGATCTAACGATAACCCGCTTGGTATCCTCTTCCAAACGTTTTAACTTAGTTTGCGCCGTGGTGCCACTATCCTTGTCAGGGTCAATGGTAAACGCCTTGATTCTCTCCTCCTCGGCCGCTGTGACAGCCAATCCGGATAGGTTTTTCAAGATTTTTGAGTGCAAACTTTTGGCCGATGCGACAAAAGTCGTAAATCCTTCTACCTTTTTCTTTGTTTCATCGTCTAACTGTCCGCCGAACTTTTCTCGTTGCTTGTTTACCCAATTACCGAACTGGCCAAAATATTCCAGGTATTCCGGTTTTAAGTTAGCATCAGTTTCCTGGATCCCTCTCAGGTTTTCAGTGGCGCCCAATAGTTTCTCGTAAACATCGCCCTCAACCTTTTTAGGGAGCCCACTTCCTGTCTGTCCGCCCTTCCCTATGGTTACTGTCCCGTCCGGAGCTACGGTAATTTGATTTTTTTCCGGATCCCACCTGGGGCCAGTCCCCACGTTTTTCCATTGCCCCGTAGTCTTATCCCACTCCTGTGTTACAATCTGATCTCCCTGCTTGACATCCCTTGTCTGAGGCGCCTTAGGCCCCTCAAGTTCAGACTTAATTATATCTTTCAGACCAACGATGCGCTTTAAAGCCTCATTGAACACTGGCATATTAAACGATTGCCCGTCTTGGGATAGAAACGAATTCGGATGAGGGAGAGGACCGGCAAGCCCCAGCCCTCCCATAGTTTTGTAATATTGGATATATGCTGCCGGGTTATCCATCATCATCGGCGCATACTGTTCAGTTAGTTTAGCCCCTGCCCCGAGCAAATCAATCTGTTCTTTCGTGCTTTTCCGGAGTGATTCTCTTACTTTTAAGGCCATTTCAGGATCAATCGGCATAAGTTTAGTGACAGCCTGATCCATGTCATAGCCTTCCTGGCCGAATCCTGCCAGGGCCTTTTTGGTTTCTTCTCTTTTGGTAAGTTCATCCTTGATCATCTTATTTTTAGTATCTGCGGCTTGCATTTCCCGAACCATCATCAGGGGACCGAGAACATTCTGAAATGCGTTTTGAAATATAGGTTGCCGCTGAAATGGAGGAGGCATAGGATTATAATTGAACATTGACCTTACTCCTTAAATCTTCTATTTCCTTCCCCTGGTCTTGCAACGCCTGGCACAATGCCGCCACAATCGGCATAATAGCAACCTGCTTCAATCCGCCAGGACCGTCGATAACAGCCTCAGGAATAACATTTAAAAGGTCATCGGCCACAAAGCCCAACTGGTGAGATCCCCCGAACTCCGGCCGATAATCAAAGCTAACCGGCTGTAAATCGTCGATGTTGATATGAGGCATAGGGCCAATGTTTGTTTTAGCTCGTTTATCAGATAATCCAAAAAGTTTAGCCGCCCCAAGAGCAAGCCCACCAATACTAAACAAATTATTCCATGAGTTTTGTTGATTCTGAGCTGCCGCATTGGCCGCATTGATATACCCGGAACCAATAGCCTGGGCCCCGGCCATGTTCGCTTGGCCAGCTCCTTGAGCCCCGGCCATGGTGTTCGCCGCACTTTGCGCTGCCATGTTTTGCCCCGACTGCGCTCCCTGCGCTGCAGTCGATTGTCCAAGGCCGGCCATGTTTGCCAGACGGTCCATAAGCGTGTTGTAATGCCCCAAGGCAAAGTTTTGACCGTATTCCTGGGCTCCCCTCGTTTGCGCTCCACTTAACAGCATCCCACGGGAAGCCGCAGACCGATCAAGAGCATTAAGCCCCTCTTGAAACTGGAAACCATATCCGGGAGTGCGCTTTACCCATTCTGTGGCGTCCATGCGGGTTGAAGGCGATGAAATAGACTTTTCATAATTCGCCAAAATATTAGCGTTAGTGTTTGTCGTGCCCCCTGTGGACGTACTACCCTGAAAGGTTGCGGTAGGCGATACCGGCCCTGAACTGGCAGGAGTAACTTCCATTTGTGTTCCGTCTTTAGCTGTGGCTATGTAGGTATATCCCGTGGGCTTTGCTCCGCTTATCTGTTCAAAAACATTGCCATATTTAGGATATTTTTGAATCATCGCCGAAGGATACAGGTTCCCATAAGAATCTTGATAAAAAGTCTGATCTTTCTTGTATGGAGTCCATACACCCATTTCAGGGTCATAGGTATAGCCGCCGCCTCCAAGCAAAACGTTTCCCGATGTTCCTGTTGTTCCGATTGCGCCTGTAGTCTCGGTGGTTTTGGTAGTATCGTTGCTTGTTTTTGGATACTCCTGACCTGGAACCGTAGGAAATTGAGTGCTGTATATAGACGGCAACCCCAGGAGGCCACCGTAAACATCCATGGCCATTTGACCTTGGGCTCTCCATGGAGCAAGGTCAGCCCGGCCCGTCTGATACATTTCCTTAATTAACGCATTGCTTTCCCTGGCTGCCTGAAGTTGCATTTGCGCCGTTTCCCTGGCAGCCGCCGCCTGAGTAGCTGCAGCGTTTTCGTATGCTGCACCCTGATCACCGCCACCACCCATATCAAAATCAGGCATCTTCGAACTCCCTCAAATAATCCCAGTATTTCTCCTGCATATTGCCGGAAATTAACTGCCAGAACTTGGGGCCCTGTTCCCTGGCCCAATCCTGTCCACCTACCAGAAATATTAGATAATGAACCACTTCCATAAGAGAATTGCGGATTAAAAATCCGGTAAATTTATTATCATCGTGGCCGTGGGCCAAAATGTTGGAACATTCCCACTGAATCATAGCATTTCGCATCATGTGGTAAATCGCCGGGAAATAAGGATTAAGGGGAATTTCCCCTAATGCGACAGTAAAAGCGTCGTTTATTTCCCGCTCATTTCGTTGCTTATCTCCGTCAACTAAATCATCCCATAAATGCCCGATAAATAATAACTGCACCGCTAATTTCAAAGCATTGTCATCATTCTTGTAAAAATATCTAAGGCTTTTCAGAACATTCTCTTGATTCTCTGGCGATAATTCAAAAATATCCATTATGTTAACGCAACCTTTTTTTGACCATCTGCAAAATTGGCCAGCAAATAATAATCAGGGCCAGCATCTGTATCTTTCCAGAGAGCAATTGTATTTATAGTTATTGCCGGTTCAGCGTCTTGAGCGTAATATGGCAATGATACTTCCGCAGAGCTTGATAAAACTCCCGCCACAGAAACCTTGACGTAGCCGGCTGTGGTCAACTCAGACAAGATATAACTGCCTTTGGTAGCGTGCGAAGTCGTCTGCAACGTCAAATCATCTCCGGACCCTGTGCCGCCCTTGGCTACCTGCCCTCCAGCTCTGCCGGCCAGAAGGAGGTATTGGGAGTGGTCATCATCCGCCCGGCTTGCCGAAGTTAGCGCCGCCCCATGGTCTAACTGCCCACCGTCATCAGCGTCCTGGTGATCGTGCCCGGCGTTGGTATAATCCGCAATCGTCGGAGCAGTCAAGGTCTTGTTTGTTAATGTCTGCGTATCGGTCGTGCCCACAAATGCCCCCGTGGGAGCAGCTTTCCCTGTGTCCTCTAATTCTCCTCCGGCTGCAATCTCGGGCACATTGCCAGCCGTCCCGGAGGTAAGTAAATCCAGCTTGTTGTTTATCCGGTCAAAAGCCTCTTGCAGCCAGTAGAGAAATTCTCTGGATATTGTCTTACCGATTATCTGAGGAAGTTGAGATAGTTCGATCATGTCCAATTCACGCTAAGCAAATCCCGTGAAACCGGGTCACTAACTGAAAGTTTAAAAATCCTGTTATAACTACTTCCCAGCCGCCGCCAAATTGTCCTGGTTCGATATTCCCCTAAGTTCCCTAAGTCTGCTTGAAGTTCCGGTCCCCAGGTGTTGCCCCCGTCATCGCTATATTCCAGCGTCGCCTTTGGGGCCGTGCTATGGCTTACCGTGCCCCGTTTAAATTGTGCTTCGAATCCCTGGAAAAACTGCCGTTTTCCTTCTGATCTAATTTCCGGGCTCTCTATACTGGCGATTAATTCAGTGCCATCGTCATCGTAATAATCACGGCTCATGACATACAATTTACCGTTGGCATAATCCCCGACTACATGCTGGCCGTTAAAATAAGCGTAGCAATTGGCCCGGTGTCTCCCCTGGTCAGGAAAACTTGCCCTCTGATGCCATATCTGAGTAGAAGCGTCATATACCCAGGTTTTGTTTTCACTTGGGAATATCAACCAATAAAAAGTATGGCCTTCGAAAATCTGTATAAATGCCTTAGCATCGCTTATGATTGAATAGTTATCAAATTCTCTTTCCAGTTTCCGGGTGCTGACAATTTGAGGCTGGTATCCTTTCCCCTGCATGACCTGGCGAGTTGAGGCCAGCCAATATACCATGTTGTCGCCCTTGGCTACACTGGCAGCCGCAGCGCATCCCTGCTCAATATACCCGCCTTGCACCCTGGCAAACGGAAACGGGGAGGCCCCGGAGTTATACCAAACTTCAATAGTCTCCTTTCCAAATAGCCATAACTCCCGGTAATTCATGATGATACTGACAAGATCATCCGGCCAGCCCTCAGCCGTAGCGTAATCAGTAGAAGTTATATCGGTGAAGTCATATAGCGCCGTGAGGTAAAACTGACCTGTGTCCGGATTGATAAATGCCCCATAACCGTCTTGATAGGTCAATGCCGCCGCCCCAGGGAAGTCGGCATCCGACACCTGGGCAAACGTTGTGCCGTTCCAAACATACATGGTCTGACCATCTACCAAAGCCACTTGACTGCCATTGTAGGCCAGCCATACAGCACCGGCATTAGTCGATATCGTCCCTCTAAGCGTTCCACTAAAAGCGGTATCATATTCGTAAAGACTATTGCCACTTACCACATAAAGCGAGTTTTCAACCGGCAGCATCCCCCTAACTTCTGTGGCCCCCGACACAGTGGTTATGCTGGATAATCCAGGAGCCCCGTATAAAATTACTTCCTTGTCAGTATCGACTCCGGGATACCAGTTTATAGGAATGTGGCTTAGGTAACTATCTCTGGCAAAGGGTATCTGCATTATTTCTTTTTACCTTTTTTGGCTTTACCGGCCTTCTTTAAGGCGATAGCCACCGCCTGCTTTTTTGGCCGGCCGGTCCCTATAAGTTCTTTTATGTTACCAGAAATAACTTTGTCAGTCTTACCTTTTTTTAATGGCATAGCAAAGCCCTCTTTGTCGTCCTGCTTATTCTTGAGAGCTAACTTTTTCAAACCTAATCTTCCCTTTAAAATAGACATTTAGCGCCCCGGAACAAACTGAGTAGAAACGTTTTCCATGTCGTGACTCCACGTGTCATTAAACGATATAATCGCATCGGCCTTAATTCTTTGGGCTTTCTCTGTTGGAACATCAAACTCAAAAGTAATTTTATCGGCCAGGCAAATTGACAAAGGTTCAAGCCATTCTTGAGGAAAATCTGGATCATCATCCGCAGAGTCAAAGTCTTGGACAGGGATAAGGGCGTCAAGGATAATATAGGAGGAAACATCGTCTGTCGTGGGCCAAACATACAGCTTTCCGTTTGTCGTTAACGGATCATAATAAAATTGCGTTATCTGTCCCTCAGTGGATTTTTGAGCAAGTCTAAAATACTCTGCTCTTGACGCCTGGCGAAGCTCAAACTCATCTCCACCTACATTCAAAAGCCCTTGATTAATTTTCAAGGGCCTCTTGGATTTAGTCGTATATGTATAAACCACATTGTCAGTTGCAGCGTCATCGGTCAAAACCGCAGTAAGTGTTATCACGTCAGCGGCCGGCGCCCCGTTTACTGTAGTCCATTGCATTGTCCCATCGTCAAGCTCAATACCGATAAAATCACCACTTGATATGCCGTCATCGCTGTCAACCGTGATTGTCCCCGCACCACTGGTAGCGTCTGAGGCTATCGCCGTAGCAACCATGGAAAACGTCGCATTAGTCCCAGACGGTCCGATCAAATAACTTTGCGTCCCGTCAGCCGTAAATACGTAAATCAGTTTCTTGAGCCATAGCCCTACATTTTTGACTTGCCAGTTTTTAATCATCTGATTTAGAGCAATTTTACAGACCTGGTAATCATCTCCGGATGGTGTCTCCCCGGTCCCCAAAACCCCGCATATTCTCATTGCCCTCTGGATTATCTCAGTGGCAGTATTGCTATAATCATAACTCCCGGAAGTGGTCATAAATCATCCGCCGTAATGTCACCAGCTTCGACATAATATTCTGTTGGCTCGGGTCTCGCCACCTCAACCGCTATTTTATCAGGCGTTGACCTAATCAACTCTTGCGGATGCTGTGGCTCCCAGCATTTAGCGCATACCCAAAGATTATCATGCGTAGGTTGCATTTGTGACCGCCTAAACTTAAATCGGCACCGATCACAGATCATATAATAATCGCCGGAAATATATTTATCGGCCATTATCTTCCCAACATGAAGGTTACTTTCACGTTTGCCGCTGTGTCAAAAGTACATTCGCTGACGTCGATCATCGGTTTGAACCTAACGCCGTCATTATGAAGCAGCACCCCGACACAGCCACCGTCAACGGATTTCAGCCACACGGCAGAATCTGCCGTTGTGCCTGCTATATATTCTTGTACTTTCAAAATGTCATCAACGGCAGATGGATAAAAAATAATCGACTTTATATTGAGCTGTTGGGAGCATGTCCAATCAGCGTCAATAGCCGACACCGTAAACATGACCTTACCCAGAGTGCTTTCAGTCGCAGCCATAACGTATTATCCTTAAAAAGCCCCCTCCCGCAAAGGGAGGGGACTGGAAGTTAAACAGCTCTCGGAATAGAACAGGTATCAGCAGCTGGAGTCGGATGGCCAACGATCTTAATCTTATCCCGATCATCAACGTCCCACTTCCCGGCAGCCGCCAAGGGGCCGTTATAGGCGTAGGAGTCCTTGACCACAATAATGCCCTGAGTCAAATCGGCCACCAGTTTGAACACGCCACTCTGAATCGTTCCGTAGTTTGTTGAAGTGCTGATAAAGGCGCACCGGTCAAACATCAGAAATTCATCAATGCTGGTAGCAGCAGCAATCTTCACAAGCGGATGATTCGTTGCGTGTTCAATCCGCCGGAAAATAGTGCAATCCTCAAAGAACACATTTTTTACCGTATTCGCAATGAGAATTTCACTGTTAGCCGCAGTCCCAGCATCAACCGTATTCAGCCCAATTTTGCAGTTTTTGAACAGTGTTTCCTCAACACCATTCAGATACAGGGAATATGCCCCCGCGATGTCGTTATTGTCATTGCCAATACCGGCGATATGACAATTTTGGAACGCATTGCGATCACCTGTTACCTGCAGGCAACCCGTGGGGTGAGTATCGGCAACCCCTGCAAAAAACGACACATTAGCAATCAAGCAATTGTCCGCCGAAAGCGTAAACAGGTTCGAAGCCGTAACATAGGTGCTGATCAAAGCAACCCGGGATCTCTGACTCATTGGCGATCCTGAGTTAATCCCGACAAGGTGAACCCCGTCTTTATTCCAGTCAAGGGTTGAAGATTGATAATCAGTGGTAGAGGCAGCGCTGTTACTTTCAGAAAACAGGTAAACCACGTCATTCTGATCGGCAGTGGCCAGGCTTAACGCCTTAGCAAGTGTCTTTACGGCCCGATCAGGCCGCTTGCCACTATAATTGTCACTGCCAGAGTAAGGTTTGACATAAATAGCTTTCCCCTGAGTCACCTGGGGAAGTGCCATAACATTCATGCCCATGGCCGGCCACAGGGCTTGCAAATTTCCATATCCCATCTTTTAGACTCCTAAGAGCGGGGAGAGGTTGCCCCCTCCCCCTAAAAGGTTATTTTAAGCACCAGGGGAGGAATACAACGCCCTGGGATCGGTCCACCCAAAAGAGTAACGCTCATACCCACGGGCCTTGAGGTTATGGGTATCAAAGTCATTATCCTGGTCAAACTCAATCCCTACCCGCTGATAATGAATCAACCCACGAGGCGCATTTGTGCGAATGAAATACGCATCACTGTCAGAAAGGTAATGATTCAATTTGACGCCCTGGGGGAATGTGCCGGCCAGTTTGATCACGTTAACAGCATTATTGGCCGTGTCGTTCTGCAGGTCAGACTTGACAATCCGATTTGCGTCATACCACAGGGCAGGAGGAACAATCAGAGCCTCTGGCATAAGGTTGATCTTCAATCCCCGGTCATTGGTTGCCGTCATAATGACAACAAGCAAATCCTCAAGAGCCGTTTCACTCAAATCTGCCGATGTGGTTAACTCATTTGCCCACGTCCCGGCGCTTGAAGGATGGTCCGTAGCACACAGTTCTTTACCGTCGCCCCCGGTATAGGAGGAATTGAAAGCCCTGTTGTAAACGTTCGCCGCCACGGTTTCCTTGGTTTGGTTAAAAGAAAAGGCCAGGGCCGAAACACGTTGTTTACTCACTTCCATGTAAAGCGAATCATCAACGTCTTTCCGAGTCACAATATACCCCAGCATATACTCAACGTGGGTATAGCGAGAGGTATAGCCCTGGGTTTCAGTGTCATAGGGAGTGCTAACCGGATTAGCTGCCGCCAGCCCAAAACCAGTTAACTGAACATCCTCTTCATATCGCATACGAGAAGTGTCGGTCTCAAAAAGATCGACATATTCTTTTTTATGCTCGTTATACTTGCGGCCCCACCATGCTTTAACGCCGGGCCACAGTGACTTAGGATGAGACGGAATAATGGCCATGTGTCACCTCGTTAAATACCGGTCAGGTAGCGGTTTTGGTGAAGGTTAATGGAAACCAAAAGCCGAGCATTAGTCCCGATAGAATTGTCAGGAGTTTGCATAATGCCGTGGATACGTAATTGAAGGGTATTAGTAGTATTAGCTGTGCTACTGTCTGCCTCAAACCCTGATTTCCCGGTCACAGTGGAGCCGGTCCCGGCTACTAAGTCAACATTTTGACCTACATTCGTCGCAGCCAGGGCCCCCCCATCGCTATCTTCCTGGATCATAAATAACAGGTCCGGGTCGGATGCGACATGAACATATCTGGCAGTAGAAGCAACCCGGTAAGTATAACTGTCTGCAGTTTCAGGTTCGACTGCTACAATGGAGCCAAACACATAATTGCCCCCCGCAGCAGTTGCCCTGGTAACAGTGGGAACGCCGTCAGCATCAGCAGAACCGGCAATTTGCACCGGATCACCGATATATAACGCCGTCCCGTCAGTGGCCGGAACATAGCACCGGGTATATGCCCCGGTATAAGGCCGACCGTCACGGTATTTAACGGGAATCATCCCGAACGCAGCGTCAACGTTTGCCATATCGTTTTAACCTCTTGAGTTTTTCAAAGTGATATTTCCATAAACTGATCCTTGAGGAATATTTGCCCCCGCCGGAACCTTGTCACGATAAATGCTTTTCTCAACTTCGTCGATTTCTTTTTGCTTCTCAGCCTGATCCTCCATGTGCATATCAGCAGGCTTTCTCATGAGATAGGCAGATAAGGGCTGGCCATTCTCGCCTTTGCCCACTACCTTGCTCTCCCTGCTGTCAATGCCGGATTGAACCTCAAGCCCCGCCTCTGAATTGCCTTGAACGTCATCTCTCAAAACAAACTCATATCCGGCGGATTGAGCATCTTGCAGACGTGAACCGGAGTCATTGAAATAACGATACACATAACCATCATTGGCCTCAACCTGCTCAAGTTTGCGCCTTGGCGAACCTAAAATCACTCTTTTCTTTCTGTCAGTTCTCGGTGGTCTTGGCATCGTCATTACTCCATTTCAAAATATTCTTTGACATAATCGTCCTTTGTCATAAGCCCTTGTTTTACAAAATCATCGCAGGCTTTCTTGGCGTCCCCCGGCAGATCACTATATGATTTTTTTCGCCCACGGCCCCCACTGCCGGAATAATTATCGCCGCCCAATACCGGGGAAACCTTAGAGGCTTTGTCAGATTCAAACTTTTCAGGGTATTGCTCCATAACCATCTTTTTTATCTCAGCTAACTGCTTTTCAGGTGACATAGTCGGGTGTTTAATTGATAGGATGTTTCCCGCTGCAATAGCCGCCTGGTGTAAAGTAATATCGTTTACGAACCATTCATTCTCAGATACCCACTTATCGAGTGTTTCCTGGTGAGATTGGGCAGATTGCCCGGAATTAGCAGGAGAAATCTCATCCTCCGGTTTTGCCGCCTGCAGTTCCTGGATTTCTTCGTCAACTTTCTTGAAAGTATCAGTATCACCCAGCTCCACCGCCTCCTGGCGTTTTTGACTCAGTTCCCGGAGGGCTCGCTTATAGGCCAGCTGAGCGGTCTTTTTATGATGGTCTGCCAGTTTATGCAACGTGCTTTGAGTTTGCTCATATTTCTGATTTAATTTTTCAAGCTGTTCGGTCAAATATCTATTGCGCTCCCGGCTTACCGGCGCATAATCTTCGGCCACTTTGAGAAAATCCTCAGCCGATTTAAACTTCTCAGGAGGCCCGGAAAATTCTTCCGGCCCCTTCCAGCCTTGTGCCCTTGCCAGTTCTTCAACATCTGCCATGTCTCATTACTCCTGTGTAATTACTGCGATTAAATCCTTGTCATTACATATCTGGTATTTCTTTTCATCTACGCCCATTACGTCCCGGATTCCAGCATACTTGGCGAATAATACCCGATCGCCAGGCTTTGGCTTTTCTCCCTGCCAATCTTCAAAGGCATTGCCACCATGGGCAACCAAAAAACCCTTTACCTGCGCCCATTGCTCTTTTTCTCTGGCAATCTCCGGGCGATACAATATCCCTGACTCGGTTTTCTCTGGCACCTCATCCGGAAGGATTAAAACTTTATACTCCAATGGCTGTAAACCTGATTCGTTAATCATCTCTTGCCTCTACATAGTTGATTATTGACTCAATACCCCTGGCCATAGCCAAAAACTGAGGCGCCTTGTCAAGATCATGCATAGCCGCCACCAATAGCCCCTGCATTTGGCCCCTGAGCATTTCCAGGAATGTTTGAGTTTCCCTCTGGGATTTCCATTCCCGCATTTCCTGCTGTGTTGACTGCACCTTGATTTATCTCCATTCCTTTTTGGATCATGGACCCACGTTGCTTAAGACCCTCAAGTAGTATCCCTAACTCCTGTTTATAAATTTCTAACTGCTGGCCGGCCTCTAAACTCTCCGCCTGTGCCAGGTTCTTAATCGTTTCGGATACCGTCTTAGCGTTATCATAATCCGCCTTCTGGGTAGCCATCATTTGTTTCATCGCTTCAAGTTGAATAGTTGACTCAACCTTCATTTTCTCGGTTTCGGCAGCTATCGTTAACGGATCTGGAGGTGCGCTTTGCGCCTGCTGCTGCATTTCCTCTTCAGTGAAAATAATCTTTTTGGCAACCTCAGAATCTAATTGCTCTAAAATGTATCTTGTCAATGCATACTCATTTATCCCCGGTCGGCCTGACATCTGAGAAACGGTCAGCGTCTTGCTCGCTTTTGCCGCTGTCGTTATTAAGCTGGGGTCACCCACAGGATATACCGCTAAATCCTCTGAGTTGTAATCCATAGCCATGACCTGGGCCATTTCGGGAGGATAATCAAGCAAATTGTAATAATCAAACGTATCCTCAAGGCTTTTCCTGTTAATGTCGAATAAAAGCCGAAATTCCTTAGTAAAACCCCGGTAAATCCGCTTATAGTTTGCCGAAAATACCTCAACCGCACTCTCCATCATGGCCATAACCATCGGGACAGAAGCATTACCAGATATTTTTGACGGGTCTGTCATGATATCATTCAGGTTCGCCAGGTCTTTCGCCCCGCCCAGGATCGCATTGAACAGCTCGAATACTACCGGGGAGACCTCCGGCCTGGGCATGGGGAAGATATGATCCGCAATATTGCCGATACAATCAACCTGCCGCCACTCATTAAAGCCAAGGGTCACTTGACCGCCAGGGAGTTTTAATCCCTTGGAATAAAGACCGCCGCCCTTAACCTGGGAAGCCCCGGCGTCAAGAAGCTGATTAATCGTGCCGTTCACCACCTCATTCAGTGGTTCAAGCAACCTGCCCAGCCCCATGGAATAATACGAACCATCCGGCGACGGGATAAAGTGATAATCGACGAAGTATTGAACCGGCTTTATGCCAATGAACTTGCCTTTAACCTGCTTTATGCCATCCTCTTCGTAGTTCGCCGCAATCCGCAGAACTTGGCCAGTGACCCGGTGAAACGTGACCACATAAGGCTCTGAGTAACCATCGTCATCTAAATCAAGGAACCTGTGCTGCTCAATGATCTCGTGGGGTGCATCCTCGTCAGCTTGCTCTGACTCCGGCAGCCCCAGGTCAATATCCCGGAACAGCCCGGAGGCTTGCATTTCAAAAATATCGTTAGCATATAACCAAAGGCGATGGCTCTTGCGCCTGGCCGTCTCCAATGATCGAACATTGTTATTGACTACTAAGTCCTGAGGAAGCACTAACTCTATCTTGGCTTTCTTTTCAGTGGTGCAATACCGCACCTTCCGGAAACATATCCCCGTTATAGGCACAATAATCAGGAGTTTATCGGTATCAGAGTCCCAATGTTCCACGTCATACAGCAGTTGCCAATTTAGATGCTTCTCAAGTCGCTTTTTCCTGGCCTCTTTCTGGCCGTCTTGATCTTCGCCAAATGTCAATATCTTGACAATGTTTTGTCCCTGAACTATCTCAGGGTATGCCCTGGCATTGAACCGAATGGCAGAATCAGTGAGCAAGGGATACTTGACATTGGCGCACCCTTCAAACGGGTCATTCTTAGCTGTAATCGTCTGCATAGCCAGATCAAGGGCCTTTTTGTTTTGCTTTTCCCACATGGCCCGACTGTTCAGGTCAATATCATAATCACGCAAACACCTATCGCCGATGGTGACCAAGATCCCCGAGTCAAGTTTGCTGGCAAGATTAACTACACCTATTTGATTGACAAGTTTTCTAATATCCGGCAATGGCAGACCTCCCCACTCTTGCCCGTTGCATATCCAACAGCTCTCCACGTGGCTCTGATTGTGCGATACCGAGGCCTGTCATTATCAAATACCTGGTAGCGTCCATTAAATGATCACGATCCTTAACTATTTTTCCGTTTTCATCCCGGCGATATAGGCGATATTCATCAAACCAGTTGCGAAGGGTATTGAACACCTTAAGCCTGCCAGTCGACAGCCTCTGCCAAACCGCATAAATCCCAGCCTCAACAGAATTATCGGCCGGCGCCAACATTAACCCTAAATCCTGGTAAATCGCCATAAGCTGCTTGCCGTCCACCTGGGTGCGCCCGTTCGCCGCCGGGTCAATGGCCCCCGGTATCCAATCTCCCCTTGATTGTATCGCATGGGAATGTATCAATGGCTCCGCTTGCCCCTGGTAGTGTTCGGAGTAAAGATAGACAATATCACTATCACGGTCCCACGCACCCCAAAGCGCCGCAGTCCTGTTCCAACCCACGTCAAAACCAAAAGCCCGAGGCCACCAGTAGGGCATATCGAACGGATCACAAGATATATCATCCTCAGACAATGGATAAATAGCCCCTGAGCCAAGCTGAGGTATGCCCTTCGTCCGGCTATCCCTCTGATACGGGGGGATACTTGCCCAAAGTTCCTCCTTCTGCTCTGTAGTCAGATGCGGCGCATCATCCCAGGTTGCCGTAATGACATACCGGGGCGATGTTTTCTCAGGAATCTTACCATTAGGAAGGTAGTGCAATACCGTTTCCGAAAGCCCCTGCAGTGGGGTAAATGTGCAGAGGATAGAGCCATCGGTGGTCATGGTCCGCATTAAACACTCAACATAGATATTATATGGCGGCTCTTCATCAAGCCAAATAATATCCTGCTCCGTGCCCTGGAAAGCCTCCCGGCGCTGGTCATAACTCTTGAGAATGAGGGTTGATACCCCACCGCTGACATGCTTGACCTTGACGATCTCCACAGCCTCAGGAACGCCAGGTTTACTTAGCGGCTTACCCGATATGAGCCACCGGGGGATAAGTCCTGAGCCCATATCATTCGATGGACCTAAAAGTTTTCGCTGGATAATGTCCCGTGTGGTCTTGGCAGTGTCGCCAGAGGCCCACGCCGATACGGGCCGGTCAAAACGCTTGCCCTGCCACCACTCAGGGTATAACCCGGACAAATGCAGGGTTAACTCGTAACCCCCTACACCCTCAGACTTGCCAACCCGGTTAGCTGCGATAAACAACCTTTCACGATATTGAGCCCCTGCAACGAAAAAAGCCGTATGCTTATGGTAAAGCTCACGGCGATTAGGTCCATCGTCTGGGTAATATTTATCAAATGTCCTGGCCTGCTCTAATTTTTTGCGCTGCTCAAGAATCTGTATCGCTTGTATCTTGAGATGCGCCGGCAGACTGAGCAAGTTCTCTAAGTTTATCATCTAATTCCTGTGGGCTCATGTTTAAAAGTCTCAAATCTGTTTCGATTTTGTCCGGGAGCGCTTTCCTGATAAGTTCTTTCAGGATTAAATTGTCCCCTGGCACTTTTTTCCCATTCTCTGTATAGCCATAGGCTCGTTTTATTGCCAGCTCCAGGAGGCCAGGGGCGGCCTGGGCGAAAATCTCCCGAACCTCTTTTTTGTGAGGGTTGATTGCTCCCTTAGGTTTCCCTGTCGGATTTCCCGATTGTCCCTTTATCCACGCCATTTAATCTGTAATCTCTCTGGTTTTTCAGTGTCAAAAAACTGACATCTATCTGTCAATCTATTGGCACATAAAAAAAATGATTTGTCAAGGGATTTTTTTTCACTTTATGGTTGACAATCTTGCTTTTATTGCTTATATTGTATCTAACAAATTGAGAGGGAGGATTTAGAAATGACAACTTTTTTTCAGTATCTTGATTGGGGATTTGGAAACAAAGATTCCGCATTTTCCCGGGATATGTGGAGGTTGGTTGGAAGTGATGATGGGTTTGAGTATATTTGCGAATTGTTGCAATAAATATTATGAGGGCCATGGATGGCCCCATTGGAGGAAAAAATGAGCAAGCGTTATTTTTACACTGTAATCGATGATGGCAAATGCCTCACGGTCCACCGTTCTCTTAGTCGGGCGGATCGTGAGGCGATGGTGGCCGGCAACTCCCCTTGGGGGAGGCCGGTGGCGTCTAATAGCAGCCTGGTTCGGTCGGCCAGGCGGATCGCAGATGCCGGTCAAGGTTGGCCGGTGGAGATAAGGAGATAGAAAATGGAAACGATGAAAAGAATGAACTCTGGCGGCATGGTTTATGCCACCAATCCCAGCGGGTGGGGTCTTTTCGTGCGCAGGGAACACGATGGAGCCTATACCCAAGTTTCGGCTAATTTGTATTTTCCTGATGAAAAAAGCTTTATCCGTCACCTCAAAAGGGCCGGGATCAAACCTGGGAGGCTTATCGGTTGGTAGTCTTCCGCCTCCACCCCCCCCGGCCCTCCCTGGCCGGGGTTTTTTGTTGGCATAACTACCTAAGCCCCCACATATAGACGTTATAATTTTTGGGCTGAGTTTGAGCCTGGTATAATAACGAGGCTCCTATCAGCGCCGTCCCCACCTGCTGGCGTCTGGTTTCCTGGGCCTCCAGCATGGCCTCCTTGTGGGCAATCTCGTTAAATCTCTGCTGCCGGGCCATGGGGTCCGCGATCTGCTCCAGGTCGGCATACTGCCGGGCAATGTCTTGCTTGGCCTGGTGGTAGGGGGAAGCGACGCAGCCGGCCATGAGGACGGCGAAAATAATCGCCACAGCGGTCAAGGTTCTCATTTTGTGGTTCTCCCTATGGATTGTATGGGTTTTGGGTTTTCGTGCCTCAGAAACGATTCTGAGGCTCCTTAGCCAAGTCTCCGGCAGTATACGGCTCCCATTCTCTCCTGCCATACGTCTCACACAGAAGCACGGTCGGCAGGTTGCAGGTTTTGGGCGGGTTGAAATATCGACACAGGCCGGGGTCAATTGGCCGGAAGGGATCGGGAAATAGGTCGACTTGACGTGACCGGAATTTATCACAGGTTTTCATAACTTCTTTCCTCTCAGAACGGAAATTCCTCTTTTTCTTTTTCCGGCTGGCTGGGTGATTCACTTTTATCTTCTCTGAACCACTGGCATTTAACCATAAGGCCAGCCACGATTTCGGTAATATACGCCTTGGTCCCGTCTGTTTTCTCCCAGGTCCTGGTAGTCAATTCGCCGGTTACATAAACCAAATCACCTTTTTGGTAATGTGCGGCTTGTTTGGCCAACCATTCCCATGCAATGATTTTGTGCCAGGTAGTGGTTTCGGTTTCTCCCCGTTTTTTGGTAGTGGCGATTGACAGGCTGGCAACTGCTTTCCCGGATTTTGTGTATCTTATTTCCGGGTCTGCTCCCAGGTGGCCCATGATCTTGACTTCGTTCATACTTGGCATTGAGCGGCTCCAATCTGTTTTAGGATTGAATCGAATCTTTCGTTTTGCTCCATGGTCCCGTAGGGTTCTTTTTTGAACCTAAGATAGAATTGCCAGTCCTCATCGGTTATGTTGGGGGGCTTGGCGGGTGAATGAGTTTTCCTGTTGCCTTTTTTGGGAATTATTTCATCTTCCCAACGCTTATTGTTGAGCCAGACCTCGGGGCCAGCTATGAATTTTTTATCATCGGAAAAGTTGTCTCCGACCAGTTGTTTTTTAAGGGCAGCGATGATTTCCTCTTGCTGGTCTGGTGTGAATTTATATTTATCCCAGGATTTTTGGGCAGCGGCTCGGTTAACGTGTTTTGGGTAGAGGTCGTAAAATTCAGAAAATCGGCTATGATTTTGGGTTTTGATATTTTGGATTTTGGGCAGTGCTTTTATTTCTGTTTCTGTTTCTGTTTCTGTTTCGACATACCCTTTCGGTGGGTCTTTCAGTAACCCTTTCGGCATAGCTTCGGCAAAGGCTTTACTAAAGCCTTCCATAAAGACTTTAACGCTTTGTAAATATTTATCTTTTAGGCTACACTCCGGCAACATTCCTTCTAACTTTACCCACGACTTTACTACATTAGGGTTCTCAGGCATGTTGTATTTGATGAAGTTTGGGAAGCATAAAAAGTTTGCATTTTCGTCATACTGAATCATGCCTTTCGATAAGACTTCCAGAAAGGCTTCCCGAAAGGCTTTAATATCCCACTTCATGAACTCGGCCATACCAGAAATAGTAAACTTCATAGCTCCTACAGCAGTAAGGTCTGGGAAAGTGATAAGAGTAAACCATAAGAGCTTGGCCTTGTCTGACAATGACCTAAATTTTACATCATTATGAACCTTAACGTCTATTTTACGATAAAAGCTCATTGGTCATTAACCTCAATTATTTGAAGTTTTTTGCCCGTTTTTACCTTTGGGATTGCCCCGTTATAGATAGCACTTAATATACAAGCCCTGATAAACTCAGCGGATGACATTCCTATTGATTCGGCAGCATCTTCAACAATCTCCTTAAAATGCGAAGTTACCCGAAACTGCATCCTTGCGTCTCTATCCAATATCCTTTTTTTTCTCATTTCTTGTTAGCCTCCTTGTTATACTATAAAGCTAACACATATCGTCTGTCAAGCAAATTAATCCAAAAACCTGCACCCCTGCACAAGCCGGTAATGAAATTCCTTATCCTTGGGATTTACCCCAGGCTGAGCCCAATTCTTGCCCTTGAGAATTTTGCACACTCCGGGGTCGATCGACACATAGAGCCGGGCTTTCTCAAGGGTAAATTCCCCGCCCCTGGCATATTGGGAGTCTGACTTTTTCTGGATAGCCACCACCGCAATCCCGGTTTTCAGCCTATCGTAAATGGCCTTAATCTCTGCACCGATTGCGTAAAAATTATCGTAAATCTCTAAAAAATCTACGATATTGAGTGAATCAGGATCAATCATGGGAGCAAAATCAGAAGATCGGTCCCAAAACTCCACGGCCTTCCAGTCGGTCATGGGGTAGTTAAATAATTCCAGGCGTAGGCGCAGCTCCTCCGGTCCCATTTCGGATGATAAATATCTCACCCGGTGGGCCTGGCGATTATCGTAGGCCAGGTTGAGTAAAAAAGCAGTTTTTCCGGCATTGCTTGCCCCGGCCACTATCGCAATGTTTCGGGGGAACAGGTTGACGTAATGGTGTAATCCCAATGGCCAAATAACTTTATACACATTGTCAGGATTTGCGTTTATGTAGTCAATTTTATTAGCGTTTACCAGTTCAATATTATTTGTAAGTTCTTTAAGTTTGGCCTCGTGTTCGACAATTATGCTGGATAAATTGACTTTCCCGGCAGCGGCCTTGATGGCTTCGCCTTCCAGCCTTTTGCACTGATCGGCATATCCCCTGGCAAGGCTCGCTTCCTTAAGTCTTTTGGCGTAATAAACCGCCTGGGTAGACGTTCCCACATTGTCCTGCAATTCTACCAGATAGCCAGGGCCACCACACAGATGCAATAATCCAGTCCGATGCAGATATTCGGCAACGCTTACCGCAGTAACCTCCAGTCTGTCATTAGATATTGCAGTAATAGACTCAAATATTTTTGAGTGCGCCTCTTTAGAGAAATCGCTTGCGGATAGGAGGTGGGCAACAGAAAAAAAAACCTGGCCGTCAAGCAAAATTGATCCTAAAACTATCTGCTCTGCCAGGAGGTTTGACTCTGCCGGGTCGTGCTTCCCTATTGGTTTCATTCGACAAATTCCGTTATCGTTATCTCTGCCCTTGGGTTTTCTTTATCCAGCCCCATGATCCTTGACCCGTCAACGCTGGCAACAAGATTATCATCCTCCAATATCCCGGCGTCTTGCAATAAATCAGATGTGCCGGCCAAGAGGTTGAGTAAATCCGGCCACCATCTTTTATCAGGGAGCCAATAAAGCACCTTGAGATTTACCGGATCCCTGATTTGAAGGTTTCCCCACTGCATAAGCCAGCCGGGCCGCTTGGCTGTTCCGATACAAAACTTTTGGTAAGCCCGGAAAGCCTTAGATGGCAAGATCAAACTCCGGCTTGCCACCATAACGGCGCTATTCTTTTTCGGGACTGGCCGGCCGGGGATAGTTATTTCCAGCATTAGTAAGACGCCAGCACATCGATCAGTTTAACGGCGGATTCCGAGTCAAGTTCAATAAGATCGCAGTTGAGCCCCAGTGATTGCATAACCTCAGACAGCGTAATGCTTTTTGCCCGGCAAACCTCCTCAATGTGGTCAATTTGCTCATCCGTAATGCCGTTGACTATGGCTTCGGCGGGAGTTGCCTGGGGAGGGGGAGGCGGGGGAGACTCATGGGGTTGCTTCTTGGCTTTCTTTTCAGGAGCCGGGGCCGCACTAATTTCTTCAAACCAATCGCCTGTCTTGCTCATGCCGTCTTTCATGGAGTTGTAGATTTTCCGCAGGGCCACTACCTGGGCAGCAGTAATTGACTCCAATTTGCGCTGGATACGGGCTTCGATCTGTTCTTTGCTTACCTGAAAACCCTCAAATGCCTTGACCATTTTGGAGATAGCTTCCGGGCTTATGTCGGCCTTGGCTTTCAAAGTTTTCTCGCATTGATTTACCGCTTCCTCCACTACGTCGCCGGGGATAATCCCCAGGATACAGGCCCGGAGGCGGCGGGCTCCCTGATTGGCCACAAGTTCATAAATGTCCCTTGGGTCTGTCAAATCATAGGTGCCCTTTTTGGTATAACGCTTGTGTCTTACCTGAAAAATCTTTTTCTGGCGGGTGTTGGTTTCCAAATCCCAGGCATACGCCTCAACGGTAGATTCCCCGTTTCGCTGTTCAAGCTCCCGTATCCCAAAATCCAGATTGCCCCACTGTTGGGCGATGGCTTCGGCAAGCCGGATACTCGGGCCGGTGATCTCCGTCCCGCCCCTGGCATAGCTGTATAATGCACTTTCCGCCAGGGTGGGGCGCTGGCACGAGATAATGATGCGGTCAAGGGCCTGCGCTTGGTTACGGGGGAACCGCTTGGCAATCGTCATTGACGCCTGCACCTCTGCGATTTCCCGCTGGGCGGCGGCGTCTGCCAGCACTGCCGGAACCGCTTCCGGTTTTGGCATTAGTTCGCCGGTAAACACTTGAACGTCTGAAAAGTCTGTCATACTCATTTCCTCCTGGTAACATATCTACATGACTGATAAAAACCGCACCACACGGGGGAACATAAAAAACTATCGGGAGGGCACGGCGGAAATAGCCCCGCCTCAATTTGTGCCAGCATAAGTTGGATTCGGACAATCAGGTTTTGCCAGTCGGCGTTATCCCTGGTAGTCACCAGTGATTGCAGTTTTGGCTCTTTAGTGGCAATCAAAATTTCCAGGGATAACTTATCCGGCCACTTGCCGAACTTAGAAAAATACAAACCGCTATAAAAAGTTAGTTGCAGGGAATTGTGTGCCTCGTTGACACCCTTAGACTTGCCCGCAGATTTCAAGTCTGGAAGCCAGCCGGTATCGGTTACAACGTCAATAGTCCC